CACCCTTCGTTGATTCAGATAGCAATTAAACAACTCAATTCATTATATTTTCAAAAAGATAATGACAATGGGAGAAGGACAAGAAAAGCAGAGCACTCATACTAACTTATATAGAGGAGATATTGTGTTATGAGTAGACCGAGGTCACCAGCAAAACACGTAGAATTAAACGGACTAGCCAAACATAACAAACATGTTTACGAACAACGAAACAATACAGATGGTATCGTTCCTAAAGATGGGAGTCTAGTAGCACCAAAAGGATTATCTAAGACTGCAAAGAAAGCGTGGGATATAACAGTAAGTTCTCTGCTAGAGATGAGAGTCTTATCGGTAACAGATTTTGTTCAGCTAGAAAATCTATTTATGGTATACGACGAATTACTTAGAGCAAGGAAAGCATTAAAGGATTTTGACAACACAAAACCGGAAGAAGGGGAGGATCCTTTTAAGAGAATAGCAGCAAGGAGAAAGTTAAGTTCCTGGTTTTTAGATGCTCAATCATCTTTTAATATTTTAGCGGGGAAGTTTGGAATGACACCTTCAGAGAGAACGAATCTACCAAAAGGTGATAATGATGATACTAAAGACCCACTAGACACATTAATAACATGACAGCAGTAGAGAGATGTTATAAGTATTGTGAAGAGGTTGAATCTGGTAAGATCTTAACAAACAAGTGGGTCAAATTAGCAGTTAAGAGATTCAGAAGTGATTTAACCAAAAGCAAGAAGAAAGATTATCCTTATTATTTTGATGAAGGCAGTGCTAACAGATTTTGTCAGTTTGTTGAATTATTAAAACAGTACAAAGACAAGTTTGCAGGGCAACCTCTAATACTAGAAAATTGGCAATGTTTTATTTTCTGTAATATATATGGTTGGTTGTATAAGGACACAAAACAGAGACGTTTTAGAAAGGCATTTGTATTCGTAGCAAGGAAGAATGGAAAGAGCACATTAATGAGTGCTACCTTATTATGGGATTTGTTAGCAACTAGTGGTGCCGAAGCATATGCAGCAGCTACAAAGAGGGATCAAGCAAGAATATTATACGACTCTGTTAAGCAGATGGTTCTTCAAAATGATATACTCAAAAACAAGCTAAGAATATATAACTCAACTAGCAGGATAATCAATGAAAGAAAGGCAGGTAAGTTAGAAGCATTAAGTGCAGATTCAGATACTATGGATGGGTTGAATCCTAGTTGTGTTGTTATAGATGAATTATCTGCACAAAAGAACTTCAATACTATTAAGATCCTACAGTCAGGGCAAGGTAGTAGACCTTCACCTCTTTTATTTGAAATAACGAGTGGATCAGATGATTTAACATCAGCAGGAAAACAGGAGTTTGATAGAAGCTGTCAGATCCTACAGAATGTATTTGAAGACGACTCTTATTTTTGCATACTCTACACATTAGATGAAAAGGACGATTGGAAAAACTCAAATGTTTGGATTAAAGCTAATCCTAACTTAGGAGTATCTGTTAACATGGACTTCTTAAAGAAAACATGTTTGGAAGCGCAACAACAACCTAGTTTAGAAAGTGAATTTAGATGTAAGAATTTAGGGCAATGGTTAACCAACTCTAAAGCGTGGATATCAGCTAAAGCATGGGATAAGTGTATAAGCAATGCCAAGAAGTATAAGTTCAATATCAGAGAACCTTATTTTGCAGTAGTAGCAGTAGACTTAAGTAAGAGACTCGACTTAACAGCAATGACACTGGTTTTATTTCAGGGTGGCAAATATTTCTTAGAACATAAATTATACTTTCCGGAAGAGAGTTTAACCGAAAGAATTAAGTCAGAAAATGAGTTATGGAGAAAATGGGTTGAACAAGGATATATAACAGCAATACCTGGAAGTACAATCAACTACGCTTATTTGTTTAAGGATATAGAAGGGTGGAATAAGAGGTACACATTAAGTGAAGTACTATTTGACCCTTATAATTCATGTTCTCTTATTAATGAACTACAAGAGAATTACAACCTAGTAGAAGTACCACAAAACATCAAGAACTTATCTCCTATGTCTAAGTCGTTTGAAGAGGAAGTATTAAAAGGCAATGTTGTTTGTGATCATCCTGTTATGAGATGGGCAGTTAACAATGCAACAATTTGGCAGGATCCTAACGGTAACATTAAAGTCCAGAAAATAGACGAGAGAAAAGAGAACAGAAGAATAGACTGTGTTATTACAAGTTTGATGGGTATAGGGCGAATAAAAACACTTAATGATGCAGGAGAAATAGATACAAGATCAATAGACCAGATAAGGGAAGATACAGAAAGGCTATTATCTAATATTAATTACTAGACAACTAATAATAATTATAGAATCCTAGGAGTTAATTTGAATGTCTGTTTTTGACATATTTAAGAAGAAGAGAGACTTTATACCGCATAATTACAATACATATAGTCCTCTCACGTTTAATGCAGAAGAGGATCCCTTAGTCTCGAGTTGCATAGACAAGATAGTTAATACTCTAAGCGTCCTACCTATTAGATTATACAGCCATACAACAAGTGGGAAAAAACAAGCGGTAGGACATTGGTTGTTTAGAATACTAGAAGACCCCGCAATAGAAGAAACATCAACTCTTTTCTACAGTTCACTCATAAGGCAGTTGTTATATACAGGCAATGCTTATGTGTACTTATGCAGAGGTAGTAAAGGAGAAGTATTAACAACAAAACTAGTAGATAGCAGAAGAGTTATAGTAAAGAGAAGTGAAGACTACAGAAAGCTATTCAATATAGATGGAAAAGTTTACACTGAGAGAGATATTTTACATATACCATATATGACAGGCTATAATGGTACAAGAGGTTATAGCCCTATAGATTTAAATAGGGATTTAATTAATCTACATCAAGCATTACTCTTATACATTAACAATTACTTCAACAACAGTGTTGGCTCAAGGAAGGTTATAGAGTTTGGGGATAGTTGGGGAAACAAACCAGCTGATATGGAAAAGTTATATGCAACAATTATTCCTTATCTCAACAAGTTTGTTATTGGGCCTAACAATGCTGGAAAGATGATGATACCACCTCCAGACACCAAGATAGGCAGTATAGATCAAGCAAGTAACGTTCAAGCAGAGTTATCAAGTTTATTAACAATGGTAGAGAAGCAGATATCTCAGTGCTTCAATATTCCTTATGAAGTATTAGATTCAAGTGCGAGTAAGTATGGTAGCTTAGAGCAGAAACAAATAGACTTCCTACAATCGTGTATTCTACCATTAGGCAATCATATAAGTGAATGCTATATGAAACTCTTAACTCCTTCAGAGAAGAATTTATTTGTTGAATATAGCTACTCAAACATGCTTAAGAGCGATTTTAAGTCAACAATCGAATACTTAAGTAAAGAAGTGCAGAGTGGACTACTAACTATTAATGAAGCAAGAGGAAAACTAGGATTAGACAATGTTGAACCAGAAGTAGGAGATATTCTGTTTATGCCAGCTAATCTATTACCTCTAACTCCAGAAAACGTTGAAGCTATTTTAGCTAAGTCTAAACTAGCATTAGACGAACTTAATAATAAGGTAGATGACCACAATATAAGTGGGGACGACAATGAGTAAAAAGAGAGATTTTACAACAAGAAGTATAACAGTAGGTGTTGAAGGAAAAGAATCCGAAGGTCAGAGAATTATAAGTGGTTTTATTCCTTATAATCAACGCAGTGAGTATATGGGTTTTTATGAATACATAACAAACACCGCTTTTAATAAAACGATAGCAGACGGTGCTGATGTAAGAGCATTGCTAGATCATGATACATCTAAGCTAATAGGAAGAGTAAGTAACGGATCTCTTAAGTTGGAAAGTAGAGAAGATGGTTTGTACGCAGAATGTATTTTACCAGATACTCAATACGCTAGAGATGCTTATGATTTAATCAGCAAAGGATATAATAACGGCTTATCTTTTGGGTTCTCTATTATCAATGAAGACTACGGTTATGAAGACGGCGTTGAAGTACATTATCTAAGAGAAGTCAGATTATATGAGATAAGTTGGGCAGTAGCATTTCCTGCTTATGAATCAACACAAGCATCTATTGTAAGAGGAATCAATCTTAATGATTTAAGTAGATCATTAGGAAAAGAAAACTTAACAGAAGAAGATATTAATAATGTCAAAGACACAATTGAAGAACTAAGGAAGTTAATACCTGAAGAGAAGAAGGAAGAAGAGGAAAGATCCAACACTGCAGCCGATAAAACAATCACTCCAGACGTAGACGAAGACCTCGAATTTCTAGAAAAGACTCTAAAGGAACTACATACATTATTAGGAGAATAAATCTAATGGATAAAGAAAATATTGAGAAGATGATTGAGGAAATCAGAACTATTAAAGACAACCTCGACGAAGAAAAGAGATCTTTTGAAGCAAAGATGGCTAACTATGCAGCTCCAGTAAACAGAGAATCAGAAGTTGTCGAAGAGTGGAGAAGCATTGCAAAAGCACTTACAGAAAAAAGAGGAATTACTCTTGGTGGTACAGGTAAGGTTAATCTTATCTCAGAAATCGTTAAGATTGCACAGACTAAGACACCTCTTCTTGCAAAGGCGAGAGTATTCAGTGGTAGAGATGCTCAGACAAACATTCCAGTATGGAATCCTTCTATTGCAGCTCCTATTGCTTATGCAGAAGCATCAACAGCAGTTACAAATGATTCAACAGCTAAGCTAGGTGTTAAGTCATTAACTCCATATGCATATGTATCAGTCCTTCCAGTATCAGATGCAACACTCTTAGTAAGTGGTGCTAATCTCGAAGGCGAACTCCCTAACATTTTTGCAGAAGCATTTGCTAAAGCTATGCATAAGGGTATGGTAGACGGAGATGGCGCAGGCATGAACATGCAGGGCCTCTTTACAGCTTCAGACTTATCTACAATCAAGTGTGCAGCAACAGGTTCACCAGCAATGATCGACCTCGTTAATCTCGCTCTTAAGTTGCAGGATTATTATGATGACGCAGCAATTGTATTAAACCCTGCTATCTACTCAGCAATTACAGCTACAGCTACAGACGATATTACAAGAGTCTACAAAGAAGAACTCATCCGTTCTAAGACTATTGAAGGAGTACCTGTAATTATCACATCTTATGCTCCATCAGCAACAGCTAAGGACAGTATCGTAGCAGTAGGTGGACCACTCAGTCAGTATGCCATTGCAGTAGCACAGGAATTAACAATCGAACCATTTAGAAAGGTTGGTGATCTTAACACATACTTCCAGGCAAGCGCATACTTCAACGGTGCTCCTATTATTGGGGCTAACTTCTGGGGTCTTAAGACAGTTTAAAACCTCTTATAAGAGGAAAATATAAATCTCCTCTTGCCATCCTTATGTAAAAGTAGGGATGGCTTTTTTATTCCCAAGTAGGTATAATTATTAACATAATAAGGAGATGCAAAAATGAAAATGTTATATGTTTCACAGAGAAAGTTTTTACTAGTAGATGTTGAATCTAAACTTCAGGAATATTATGAAGTACTAGGTTGTGATCTAGTAGAGTATGCTAGAAGAAGTATAGGAGGAAGAAATTTCCTCATTATATGCGATGAAGAAGGCAGACTTAAAAACAATGCTATAACTGCTTTTAATAAGAGATTTGAACCAGACATAGTAGGAGCACTACTAGTATGTGGTATAGATGAAGAGGGTAATGAAAGAGACTTAACAGATGAGGAGTTGACCATTCTAGTAAGAAACTCTCTTCGGATAGAAGTTGAGTTAGATGGGAGTAACTATACAAGATATGCATTAAGGAATGTTGAGTATCCCCACTAACTTAATATATGAAAGACCTTATAACGTTAGAAGAGTTTAGAAAATATAATAATTACTATGAAGAGGACACAGATGATATGTGTTCCTCTTTTATAGAAGCAGCAGAGGATATGGTTATTGATTATTTAGGTTATGATCCTAAAATTAATGACTACACAGAAGAGGATATAGGAATAGGGGGTTCTAAGTTATATACAAGAATAACCCCTATTCAAGGTTTCTCTTATATAGCTTCAAAAGAACAGGATATAGACTTCTCAGACATTGCTTATAATTCACAGTACATCTATTCAAGATCAAACAGCAATGTGTTTAAAGAAGGAAAATCTTATCTCGTAGCATACTCAGCAGGATATAAAAAGATACCACAAGTTATAAAACTAGCAGTACTAAGAATATCCTCTCTAATGCTGGCAGAAAGCAACGGAAATATAGGGTTGAGTGGAAAATCTAATCCAGATCAGAGTAGGACTTTTATATCTTATGCCAACTATGATAAGTATCTCAAACCTCTAGTTAATCTGAGATCTGTGAGGATTTACTAATGCCTGAGTATATAAGTCTCGAATCTGATTTCAAAGATGCTTATGTTGATTTAGACGTTCTCGGAAAGCAAGGAAAGAATATAACAAGGTATGTTCTAAGAAATATAGGAAACAAGACAAAAACAGCAGTTAAGAAATCGTACAATGTTTATCTTCATAAGGGTACTGGAAATTTATACAGATCCATTACAGCAAAGTTATCTAAGAGAAAAGACTTGGTGGTAGTGAGTGCTAATGCTAAGAGCGATAATCTTGTTAGATACGGTTATGTAAATGCAGCTGGTACAGAAATAAAAGCAAAGAACGGAAAATTCTTAACCTTTAAAATAGACGACAAATGGATTAAGAAGCATTCCGTAAAAATAAAGAGCAAAGATTTTGTTGAACAGCCAGCTAATACTTATTTAAGAAGTTCAACAATGAAAGCAGATATGGATTATTACCTTCAAAAGAAAATAGATAAGTTAATAGAGCAAGGTAAGGTAGAGGTTGTAAATGAAAACAACGCTTGAAGTATTAGAAAAACTTAAAGAGATTATTGAGAAAAAACTCGATTACAAGAACTTCTCCGTGGTACTAGATTATCCAGATTCAGATAGGTGTTTAAAGGAGACCACCATTTTCCTTATGCCTGATACTGGCTTACTGGAGAACTTAACTACAGGAAGTGATTCATGTTCTTTAGATGTAACGGCATACATTATTGTAAGAAGAAGAGGATCACAAGACTTAATGATTAAGGTATTCGATTGTTTCGAACAGCTATACTCTCTTCTAAGGGGAGACCCTAGTTTAGAGGGGTATGTATCGGATACAGAGATAAGAGATTTTGATTATTATCCATCCACAGGAAATGAAAGTGAAAAAGCAATAGAAGTCAGTTTAAATGTGTTGTGGGAAAAGGACTTCTAAGCACCACTAACTATTATATATAAATCTAGATTAGAAAGGAGACATTAACGATGTCGTTTATAACCGGAACCGGAACACGAATGTGCTGGGCTAAAGAAGGTACTTTTAATACAGCAGGTACAGCAGCATCAGCAGCATTAATAAATCTAACAAGTGAGGGCTTATCAGTAGCCGTAGAAAAAGGTGATGAAGGATCCCTTTTAGCCTCTAAAACAGCATCAAGTAGAGCCCTGCTAGGTATTACATCTAGTGGTTCAGTATCAAGTATTTTAAGACCAGAATTTGCAGATCTTTTGTTGGAATTAACATTGGGAAAGAAATCAGGTACTACTTATACATTAGCTGATGCAGGAGCTTATATCCCTTCTTTTACAGTATATCTTAATAGAGGAACAGGATTCACCTCTTATACAGGTATGACTATTAATAGTACAACAATAGATTGCGCAGCAGGCGATTTTGTTAAGATTAGCAATGATCTTATGGGTACAGGAAATCAAGGTACAGTATCTACAGCAGATGCAACAACATTAAACGGAATCTCTTACAAGAAGCCATCTTATAGATGTACAAACGCTTCTTTAACAAAAGGTGGAACATCATTTGATGTATCAAGCTGTTCTATTACTATTAGCAACGCATTAGTAGAGGCACCGAAAGTATATTCTTCAGGGCTGTACAGACTCCAGCCAAAACCTGCTCAGAGAGAAGTTACAGTATCCTTAACTATCCCTTATTCAGCAGATGTTGATGCTTTTGCAAAGTCTTATTTAACAACAGAAGAGAACGTAGCATTAGTATTAAAGTTCACAAGCACAGACTCAGAGAATGAATACATTACAATAACAATGCCTGCGGTAGCTATTACATCAGTTACAAATAACGTATCCGGAACAGGGTTGGTAGAGGCAAGTATTGAAGGTACAGCACTAAGCGTAACTGGAGAACCTATTACAGTAGCTCTTAATACAGCATCTAAATAAAATAAAAAGAGGAGATTTATATAATGTTTATTAAAGATAAAGACTATTCGAATTACATACATACTAAGAGAATTAATTTAGGAGAGTTCTTTGGTAAAGAAGAAGCAGAGGTATACTTAACAGTAAGAGAACTAACAACGAAGGACGTTCTTTTATTAAAAGAATCGGCAGATAAAAAAGAAAATAATGCTATTGTTGATACTTTTAGGCAGATTTTACCTAACAATATAGTAGATCATAACTTCTACGTAGATGAAAATACTAAGATGACTCCAGAAGAAGTATCCGAACTTCTATTTGAAAGAATAGATGTTATTGGTAAAGTTATAACAGTAATTCAAAATTCAAATTTTATCCGTTAAGTGATATAGAGAGGAAACAACTAGCTTCTCTGTGTCAGGAAGTATTCAACGGAAGATACAATCAAGAATTATATCAGGAATATGGGAGATGGTTACCCTACATAACTGATATATACTTACCTATTTGTAATAGTGAAAACGGCGACATGCTATCTCTGCCATTCAGTGGCTCAATAGTAGATCAACCATATATAACAATGCAAATAGTGAGACTCATTCAGCTAAACTATAGAATCAATATTCAAAAGAAGCAAAAAGAAAGAATGAGTAAATTAAGGTGAGGTCTCTAAATGAGGCCTCTTTTTTTAAGCACTAACTTATATGAGGAGGCCTTCAGTGGCTACAGCAAAAATAATAATCAAAGCGCAGGACCAAACAAAACAAGGGGTAAACAGTGCTAAGAAAAACCTTCAAGGATTAGACGAGGTAGTATCTTCTTTTGGTATTAATATAAGTAAATTAACTTCTATAGCAGGCGTAGCTACAGCGTTAGCAGGTTTAGCAAAAGCAGCCAAGGATTGTATGGGTGCTTTTTTGGCTACAGAATCTACGTACTTATCCTTACAAGGTTCTTTCAGTGATTCTTCTTCTTATAATATAGCAATAAGTAATATAGGTAAGTTATCTGAGGTTAGTTTAGCTTCAAGAAAGAGTATAGCGGCTTTATATTCTCAGTTAGCGAGTCTAGGTAAATCCAACAAAGAAATAGAAAAGCTAATGAGTGCAGCAATAGCTTTTTCTAATGTAACAGGTAAAGATTTACAAGGGGCAGTAGACGGTTTATTAGACACTCTTAAAGGTTCAGTGGGCTATTTTGATAAATACATACCCGAATTAATGACTTTAACTAAGGAAGAATTAGCTGCCGGAAAAGCAATTGATATAGTTAATGATAAGTTAGGGGAACTCAGCAAAACCGTATCAAATCAATCCTACGGTCAAGTAGTCAAGAACATTGACGACCATATTAATAGTATTAAGGAGAATTTGGGACAAGCATTATTAGAAGCAGCCTCTCCTCTCTTAGATTTTGTTAATGGCGTACTTGGTAAAATAGATGATGCTGTACAACAAGCAAATGCAAATAGAACGGCGTCTAAGAATGGTTTATCTTATAGTGACACAGAAAGACTATACAATGACGTTTATAGTGGTAAAAGAGGAACACAGTTTTTAGGTCTTAATGTCAATACTAAAGAAGAAGCAGAGTATTTAGCAGATATTTTATTTAAGAACTTCGAATCAAGACCTGATATATTTGGTAAGGACCAACAATTCTACGATAGCGTCCTCTATCTAGTAGAATCTATTTTATCTGAAGAAGAGATTCAGAGTATCACACAAAGGGATATTAAGAAAGAAGCAGAGAGGGCGGCATCAGCAAGTGCTCAAACAAGGTATCAGGAACAGCAAGCTCTTCTATTTACTGGTCTAAGTAAAGATATCTCAGCTTTTCTAGAGGGCAAGGATATATCTGCTCCTAAAGACAATAGCTTGGAAGGTCAGATAGCTACTCTAAACAAGACAATAGCGGAAGCTAATAAATTCCTCAGCACCTGGGATTATAACGCAGGAGATAAAAGTAATAGTAATTATATAGCACTCAACAACGTAGTAGCCAACGCCACGCAAGGTATACAAGATCTTCTCAACAATGCTATTAATGATGTTGTCAATACTTATAGTAGTTTATTGGGTATAGAAAGTAAGGACTCTATAACAACAGACTATTTAGAAAACCTTATTAAGGTAGCTGAGTCTTCAGGAGTAGTGGACGAAGAAACACTATCGGTATTAACTCAATTAAAGAACTGGGTTGAAAAAGGAATTGATCCTAATACTAGTGCTATTATATCAAGTATGTATACAAAGTATACAAAATACCTGAGTGAAGAATCACAGAAGCAGTTAGCACTAGATAATCTATTATCACAGCTAGATACAGTTAACGAGGCTATTGAAAAGGTAGCTTTAGCAGTAGAAGAAGGACTTGCTAAACAAAGTGAATTAGATCTACTTAAAGAAATAGCACAAGGAATGAACGATGCTATATATGAGATGATAAATAACAGACCTAAAGGTACAGAAGTGGTGACAAATAGTGACGCCCTTCAACACATAGAGGACTTTTTCTCTCAGGATAGTGCGGATAGTAGACTTAATGATTATCTAACAGGCAAAGCAGATAGCTTATTTGATTCAATAGAACCGTTTGTAAATGTCATAATGAGTAGCAATGCTGTTGTTGCTACTGCAGCTTATATGTTTGGTGAGTTGGTCGATAATTTATCCCCTCTTATTAATGAGTGTATTGAACCATTAACAAATCTGCTAAGTTCGATATTTAACAACATATCAGAGTGGTTTGTACCATTATTAGAAGGAGTAAGAGGAACTATTCAAGGAGTTTGTTCTATATTATCAGCTTTGTTAATACCTATTCTTGATACATTAGCCCCTATTATTAAGCTATGTACAGTCGCGTTTAAGGTATTAGAAGGTCCTCTTAAGCTAGTAGCAGAAGCATTTGTCTATGTAGCAGCTGTTATAGATGTTGTTGCAGATTCAATAGAGTGGGCAATAGGATCATTTCTAAATTGGATAGCTGGTTTAAATCTGTTTGGTTGGAAGCCATTTGAAGGTCTAGGTGGCAATGATGTTCAGGCGCCAGATTTTAATAGATCACTTGAAGAAATCAGAAACTCAACAATGACGGATATAACAGAAGGTTTTCATGGAACAGGAGAAGATGAAAGTACTCAAACTAGTGTTAAGAATGCATCTTATAGTGGTGGCAGTACGTTCTACTTTAATATATATCAGCAAGCACCTGTGGTAGGAGATGGCGGAATGGAAGAATTTGCTAAGATGTTAAAATCAGAGTTTGCTGAACTGGCATATTATGGAGCATAATAGTGACAATAAGAGATTACTTCAATCAAAACATTCAGATAAAGATAGGAGATATAATTACCTTCACAAATGAAGACATTGTCTCTAATAGTATTACATTTAATGGTACAATGATTAATAATCTACAAGCAGGATCAAGTAGATTATCATTCTATGTTAAACCTTCAGATAAGACAGATACTCTTTTAAAGTACAAAGATAAGTTAAGCGCTGAGGTATTGGTAGGACAACCTAATAATGAAGGTACTATTATATATACTCCTATTTTTAGAGGGTATCTGAGCAATAAAATAACAACAGATGTTAAGAGATATGGTTTTGATACTATGTCCTTAACAATAGAGGATCCTACAACAGGTCTATTAAAAACAGAGGTTTTTCCGAATAGCTTAGTTACACATTATGTTGAAGGTACCTTATCTAATATTATAGACACATACTACAAAGGTATCGTTATTAATAAAAGCAATGCTGTTAAACAAGATGCTAGAGTAGTGGGTAGAGTAGTTAAGGTAGGAGAAACATTAGAGTCGCTACTTAAAGACTTATGCTATGAATTAGGTTACTCTTATTATTGGTCAGGAGTAGCACTAGAGTTCTACAGATTTGATGATCAAAAGACAAGTGCTATTACTGATATTATAGACTACTCTAAACTAGCTGCTAATAAAACAACCGCTATTAATATTAATAAGGATATTAGAAAGTACAGTTCAGTAAGAGTAGAGGGTGATATATACGAAGAAGTATCTAATGTCTTAATATATAGAGATATATCAGGTAGTTCAGATAATGTTAATGCTAACATAACAGTCAAAGCGGGACAATATTATCCCCCTCAAAGTTCAACAGAGAATCCTACAATAGTAAAATGTGAAAAGGATCTAGATACAGGTAAAGAGATTATTAATATAGAAGAGATAACCCCTAATATCGTAGCATCTAGCAGTTCACTTAAGTCCACAATAGCAATAGCATCTAATAATACATTATCTGTTTGTCTATATAATCCTACAAGCAGTGATATTACTGTTACGAGATTAGAGTGTTCTGCTAAAGTTAAGAGATTAGCTTCAACAGATATTATTAAAGTTGCTGATAATAATGATAAAGCTGAGACTTACGAGAAAAAGGTAACCTGTATTCACAATACCTCTTATCTGGAAGACTTAGCTGATGATTTAATTCAGTATTATAAGTATGCAGATAATGCCTATATCTTCTTCGTAGAGGATGACAATAATAGTGTTACAAATACTAAAGCGAAGTACCCTTATCCTCTATTCTTAAGTAAAGGATTAGTAGGTAAAGCAGTTACAATTAAAGATGATGTTGTAAGTGGTCTTAAGGTAGATGTTGTTGTCACCTCTGTTATTATAGATACATCAAGTAATCTTATTAAGTATCAAGGAGTAGGCTTCTCTAACTTAGAGTTTGACAAGAGTATTATTAAGACTAACGTTACTATTCCAGATGATCCTACACAAGGACCTAAAGGAGATAAAGGTGATACTGGACCTCAGGGTCCTAAAGGGGATAAAGGAGATCCGGGAGAACCTGCTGATGAGAGAACCTTTTATTTAACTTCAAAAGAAGTTGTTATAGATAGAAGAACAAATGGTTATAGAACAAACTTAAGTATATATACAAGCAAGTATAGTGAAGCAGAAGTTGCTCAGTTTACTGCTATGATAACTGTAACATATAATGACGACACCACGATATCTCAGGAAATAGAAAATCCTACAATTGTTAAGTTATCAAGTACAGAGTATAGAATTGATTATAACATAATCTCAGGTTTGAGAAGATCAAAATACCCTAAAGCTATTAAGTATACTGCTACAGATAGTAAAGGAAGTTCAAAATATATAGACGTAGGTGTTATTGATAATACTGTTTATAACAAGTATGTTGGTATGAGAGACGCTCTACCTACAATATCAGATGCGACAAGATATTATGATGGTGATACTGTTTTTAATAAGTCAACTTCAGTTCTCTATGTTCTACAAGAAGGAGTTTGGGTCTCTATTAATAGTTCGAGTTTAACAGAAGAACAAAAGAGTACAATGTTAGGCTATGCTCAAAAAGACATATTATCTACTATACCCGTGGATTCAGTAGCAGCTAGTGATTATGCTTATTTTAATACCATCATTACAAACACAATAATAGCTTCGCAGTTAACTATGACTGACTTAGGTATTATTCAATCACAAGGTGTTGATAGCTCTAGTGTTGGAAGTGATGGATTTTTAACAGTAGATGGTTATAGATTCGAAGGTAGAGGAGCAAATGGTAAAGGTGTTTTAAGGGCAAAGAAAGCATATATTAATGACTTTTCAGGAAAAAATGCTACTCTAACAGATGCGTCAATTACAGGGGAGTTATCTGGTAAGTATATTAACACCGTTGCACCTTCAAGTGCGACAGCTACTCTCTCTATTTCGAATAGTAGCTCGGTCTACAATAATGGTGAAGTAAGGCATTGGCTGACTTTAAAACTAGGTGGTTCATCTAATATTAACAGTGGTGCAACATCTACGACTACAAACGTACAGGGCAGTGTTTATGGGTTTGATATAAGTGGCTATACCATTCAGGCACAGAGCGCTCAGTGGGGAGATCCGTATGGTGTTCAAGGCTACGATTACCCTAAAGGTACTGCTAAGATGTGGTATCTAATGTACTATCCTTATTCAAGAGATGGAAGTTTTATAAATTACGCCGGCCAGACTGAGAGGAAAACATTATATCCAGATGAGGCAGAAGTATCCACCGCTGATTCTTCAAAAAGAATTATAGTCAAAGATTCATCAGGTAACATTATAATTGATACAAACACAACAGAATTGCAGTACGTTAATGTCACCGCAAGTATGACTAATCAATTTAAAGCGATTGGTACAAATAATACAGTAAATGCTTCTGGAACAGTAAGAGGCGCAGGCAAAACATTAAGTGGCACAATGAGTGTATTAAGAGGAGTAGACAGCACTACCTTCTCTCAAAATGGTAACTCTATTATTATTCCTGACTCAGGGAAATTATATGGTGGTGACCTCTATGTTAGTGTCTCTTATTCAACGCCTAGAGAAGGGGTTGAGTTGAGCAATATATACGCTAAAACAGGGAATACCTCAATAGGCGAAGCAAGTAGGTATTTTAAGAATGGTTACATCAATACTCTGAGTTCGGATGTAATCAATGCGAATACAGTTTGGGGGGCAGTAGCGAATTAATATGGCATTCAGTAAAGGAACCCTAATAACAGCAACGGAACTTAATAGTGTTAATAGTGGTGCATATAAAACAGTTACTACCCAATCTTCAGGATGGTCCCCAAATTATGTGTGGTGGTCTCATAGACCTAATGGCGCCTTGCTAGTTACGTTTACTATCAATTGTGGGTTGTTTGGTGGTGCAACAATGAGAGTAGAGAGATTAGATGCTGCAGGAAATGTTACAAATACTCTGCTCTCTAATACTTATGGTTGGAATACTCATACCACCGTTAATGTTAATAGCATAGGACCAGGAAGATATAGAATAAGAAGCACAGAAGGAACTCAAATCGCCAGCGGTGATACGTGGTACTTATATGCTGGGCAAACGGACTGTACTAGAGGTCATAAACTGACTCTGTATGATGATCCTGATAATAGTGGTAATAGATTGGCTGGAACCTCAATAACTGCAGATCTATTAAATGCTGGAAGAGGCGGGACAATTTAGGGAACTAACTTATATATGAAGATAACTATCACTACTAAGACGTTAAAAATAGAAAGAGATATTTATAGGTATGGTATAGCTAATGATAACTTAACAGCTACACTTAAAGACAATAGGCTAGATGCTGTACCTAAGAATGATGATATATGCACAGTTAAAATAGAGGATGAAACAAACGGAGATGTTACTAAGACTTGCCAGTTTGTATCTTATAACTTCGTTGTGTATGATAACCCTCAGACAGGAGAAGTAGGTGTTATAGGAGATAACACTGTACTCCTTAAAATATTGGATATTTAAAATTATGGATCAAGATGCTCACTACATTGAAAATAAAACAGCCTTAAAAGGACTAGCGGAGAAAATGGAACTCATAACCAATAACATCAATGAGAAAATAGGGGAGATGGACCACAATATGACATCTAACTTTAATAGGTTGGATAAAAAAATCGATTCGGTATCCTCAGAAGTTAAAGGGTTAAGAGGAGAGTTGCCCACCATTATCGATAAGAGAATACAGGAAAATACAAGTAACAAGGTGTATAATATATTCAAGTGGATTGTTACATCTATACTAGGAACCGCAGGAGTTACCATTATTGTTAAGCTGCTAACTTCTGGGATTTAAATTATCTTATCTGTTCAGTATACCCTCTACTAAAGGGGGTATTCTTTTTTGCCTACAACTAACTTTTATATAACACTATAGGAGAATTTTAATGCCTAACTTAATTGAACCGGCTACGGTTAATTTTACAAGAGGAAACGGATTAGCAATATCACAGAATGCTCAGTGGATTGTACCTGTTTCTGTATTCAGTAGAGATAATCTAGTAGACACAAATATAGATCTAACAGGTTATACAGGAAGAATGGATGTTAAAGAAAGAGCAGATTATGAAGAGGTTCTTTTTAGTCCAGAAGTCCAGATTGATGGTAATACATTTACTCTATTTTTAGATAGCGAAAAATCAGCAAGTATTGTTATTCAAGGAGAAAATCCTGCTGATACTAAGACTTATGTTTATACGGTAGATCTTAAGGATCCAGATGGAAACGTCTACAGAGCATTACAAGGAAATATTGAAGTAAGTCCGTCTGTTATTAAAGAGGGTTAATAAATATGGCAATACTCTACAATATTAAAGCACCTGAATCTACATTACTCTACAAGATAAGTACAGGTAGTGCCGGACCAAGAGGCGAGGCAGGACCTGCCGGAAGTGCTGGACCTAAAGGAGATCCTGGAACATCTATTGTTGGTATGGACTCTATTGCTGTTGGTGATGATGTTGTTGTTACAATTCATACTTCAGATAATACAAGTTATAGCTATACAGTTCCACAAGGAAAGGAAGGACCGCAAGGACCGCAAGGAGAGCCTGGACCTAAAGGAGATAAGGGTGATGTTGGATCTCAAGGACCAGAAGGTAAACAAGGTCCTCAAGGAGAAGCAGGCCCTGGAATTACAGATATATCTTCAAAAGAGACAGATACAGGAGCAGAAGTTACACTCAGCTTAAGTAACGGGAAATCAACTACGTTTACTCTAGATAATGGACCTCAAGGTAAACAAGGCCCAAAAGGAGATACTGGTTCAGAAGGCCCTAAAGGTGATAAGGGGGAGACAGGAAGTCAAGGACCTGTTGGACCTAAAGGAGACCAGGGTGTTGGTATAACAAGCATAACCGAGGATGCGTCTTCAGAAGATGGTGGTATTAATACTATAACATTTGCATTATCTGATGGTTCTACTCAAAATGCTACTGTTAAGAATGGAAGTAAAGGCAGTCAAGGTCCACAAGGAATACAGGGAGAAAAAGGATCGGAAGGCCCTAAAGGCGAGCAAGGATTTTCACCTACAATAACCCAGGAAGCTTATGTCTCACCTACAGAAAATTGGAAATTAGAAGTATCTACTCCTTCAAGTACAACTGGTGGTGATATAACAATTAAGCTATATAAGAATGATGTCTTATATAATGAACCAGCTTATGTGTCCGTAAGTGCTGGGCCTGCTACACCAGAATTAACATTAGATAATAAAGGAACATCTATTGTACCTAAGCAGGAGTTTACAGGATCTGCTAGTTGGAATGTAATTGCTAGTCAAATTTCCCCTCAATATTTAGCTATTTTCTATAAGGATAGTGGTTTAGAAGACTTAATAGGCTATACAAATGCTTATACCACTGAAGAAGCTAAAACAGTTGTTAGAGAGATAAAACAAGAACCGCAGACAGGAACAAAAGTTACTATTACTAATGAAAGTTCAACAGATAGCTTCATTGTTTATGATGGGTCTAAGGGTTCTAATGGTTCTGATGGTGCGTCTGTTTCTTCTTTCGGTATGACATGCATTATTGATGATACAGATGTAGCTAATGGTACTCTTCCTACAGGCTTATATCCTAAGAAGACAGAGGTTCATAATACTCGAGATGAGGATGGAAATGTTGGAATTCAGGTCAATCTTGAATTAAAGGCAGATCACTTATTTCCAGTAGAAGGAATTGATTATAATATTAGCGGTGCTGGTAGTAACTATGCGGGATTTTGGTTCTCACTAAGAACTGCTTACCCTTATGGTAAGAATTATACTAATGTACCACTTATTCAACGAGGTATAAATACAAGGCTCCTTCAAGAAGCTTGGATGAATATTGGGAATATAGGATCTCTCGAAGAGGGTTATAGTGTGGCAAGTTATACGCAGAGTTCCAACAGTTATGGTTTGCTTGCTACGGAGTGGAATAGTATTAATTACAAGATATACTATAATTTCTCCCCCTTCACGTTATCTTACAGCGAAGTGATGTGCTGTGTTAATGTAAACAACGCTGTTTTAAAGTGCACAAAGTACCCTTTATTTGGCTCTTATGTTACTTTTACAAAAAATGGTCGAACATCACATGCTGCAGAGGACATAGAAAATAGTGGTGGTATCTTCAGAATGGACTCAAAATCACAACTTCAAGGTGATTTAACTTGGGCATTTGCTAATACGGGATTTGAAACTATTGATTTCGGTGGAACTGTTAGTAGCTGGTCAACTAAAGCAGATAACATGTTCTACAACTGCCAGTATCTAAAGTCTCTAGTTTTTAAGAAGTTTGATAACTCGTTTGGTTATCTAAGCAGTGCCACAGATATTTTCTATGGTTGTACAAAATTAAGTGAATTATCTCTACCTTATAATTTTGGTAATAACACAGAGCTTATGGCTTTCAGTTTAACTCCTTGTATAGCATTAACAAAGGGGTCAGTAGTAGATGGTGTATTCAATAATTTAGCGACTAGAGCAAATAGTCCAACTCTTCAATTATCTTCAACCACTAAAGCACTATTAAGTGATGATGATATAGCAATAGCAACAAATAAAGGATGGGTAGTATCATGAAAGCAAAATACGTAAGTTTAGCAATACTAATGTTTTTGGTATTAATAGGGGTCGTAGCTTTATTTGCAGGTTACGATATGAAGAATTATGAGATCTTAGCTAAGTCTGTTGCAACTGTACTTATACCTCTCTTCATCTCTATAGGATCTAACAGCATAGTAGATAAGATAAAAGGGAAAGATAGCAAGGATGAAGATAAGTGACGTCCTTAAGAAGATTATTGGTTATGTTGTTGTTTTCTTTTCTGGTATTGTTACCTTCTTATTCTATAGAAATAGAAGACAGCGACTGGACGAAAATAAGCAGCTATGTTCTGCAGTCGGAGAAGGAGTTACCTCTACTAAGGAGTCAATTGGAAGAGTCGAGGACTCAGTTAAAGACGTCTCAGATAGAATTGGAAGAGTCGAGGGCTCAATTGGAAACCTCTCAGAGCAATCTAAAAGCGCTGCAGATATCGTTAGAAAGTATAACGAAGGAGAATTCGAAACTAAAGGTGACAAATAAAGTACTAGGTGTTTGTTTAGGAATTATGTCGTCAATAGTAGTAGGATATGTTGTTTATAAAATGGCGGTGCCTCTATAAAATGGGGCACTAACTTATTATACAGGAATTAAATTAATATGACGTATTATACAATCAATAATAAACCAACTCTCTTTTACGTAGCTACCTTAGGTCAAAAAGGTAATCAAGGAGAGAGGGGTCCAAAAGGAGAGACTGGTTCAGAAGGTCCTGTAGGGCCAAGAGGTCCTCAAGGTATTCAAGGTCTTAAAGGAGATCAGGGAGAAGTTGGTCCTAGAGGGGAACAAGGAGCTCAAGGTCCACAAGGATTGCAAGGTGTTCAAGGAATACAGGGAGATCAGGGACCAAGGGGAGTATCTGTTTACAGTGTTATCTCGGAAGATGTAGATAATGGTGTTAAAGTTACAATCTCACTAGATGATGGCCAAACGGATCAGTTTACAGTTAAAGATGGTTATACTCCTGTTAAGGGGGTAGATTATTGGACTACTCAGGATCAGGCAGAAATTAAAGAGTATGTTGATAGTAGGGTAGACCAAGCAGTAGGAGTTATAATCAATGAGCAATACTAATAGTTTAAAGGCGTTGATTAAAAATATAGCTGATGCTATTAGAAATAGGACCTCTAAATCTGCATCTATGACTATTGAGGAGATGCCTAATGAAATAGCCTCAATTCAAGGACCTTATCCTACTCAATCTAAAACTGTTGATGTTAAGAAGAACGGTGAACTTATTGTTGAACCTGATGAGGGCTACGTTTTAGATAAGGTCACAGCTAATGTTGATGTAGTTGCTGTGAGTGATAATAATGCTAAGGTTTTACCACAAAGTGTAAATGCTTCTTATGGCGCGTCAAACGGTATACAACCCTCAGCTTTGCTTTATATAAACATAACCCCCTACGCTAGTCAAATTAATAAATATTATAGTGTGGATCGTTTGTTCGCATATTGCTCTAATCTTGAGAAGATAGACGGTTTAAAGACCCTAACTCTTGAAAAGAGCCTTACAGTGTATGAATTATTTGCAGGCTGTTCAAAACTAACAAGTCTAGATGTTAGTAATTTTGATACTTCTAGTGTTACTAATATGGGTTCGATGTTCTCCAACTGTTCCAGTTTAACAAGTCTAGATGTTAGTAATTTTGATACTTCTAGTGTTACTAATATGAATTCGATGTTCT